CTGTCTTGCGCCGTTTCTTTTTTTCCTCATACAGATATTCATCAGCATGCTTAAACATCTCAATAAAATCAATCTTCTTTTCACAGACAAATTCTACTACTCCAACTGAAATTCCAACATAATACGGTTTCATGGAATGTTCATTGTACTGTTCACATTTCTGGTGAATATTGTAAATGAGCTGTTCCTTCTCTTCCATCTCGCTATATCTTACAATGCCTGCAAATTCGTCCCCTCCGAATCTTCCCACATCTCCATACTGTCCAAAGACTTCTTTTACAATTCCTGCTGCTGTCCGGATTGCGCAGTCTCCTTCCGCATGGCCAAAATTATCATTGATTTCCTTTAAATGGTCAAGGTCCGCTATCATAAGACAAGCTTTTTTTCCTAAATTATCCTGATTAAACCGGACCAGACTCTCCATCAGTCCCCTACGGTTATAGATTCCGGTCAGTTCATCGTAAATTGCAATAAAATTTAATACTTCATTCTTTTCCCGCAGCCGGTCACGATATTTTTTCTGTTTAATATTTGCTTCCAGAAAGCGGAGAGATGTTCCAAGCTGCAATGCCAGTATATAATAA